ACCGCTCGCATCGTTTGGCTGTGGCGTGGCTTTTGAAAACACCGCTAACCCCACCACAAAAACACCGCAAGGGGCTTCACTTCGTGAAATCGCCAACGATAACGCCCACGCTAAAACAAAACGCCCCACAAACCCCACAACACACCACAAAAAAAGGCAACTCCAACGATAACGCCCACTCCTAACAAAAAACCAATAAACTATCCCACGCTATCGGCTTCGCTAACGCTACCCACACCGCCCACGCTATCGCTATCATCACCAACGCTGCTATTAGCTAACGCTAATAAATCGCTCATGTTCATTTGCGCTAAATTAGTGTTTTGATGGCTTTCTACAACCTGGATCTGATCTTTGCCAAACAAGCTAACGCCCGCATCAATAAAGAGTTTTGAAACCTTTTCAGCCGCTACGATAATATTAGCGCTATCCTTTTCGTTATTAGTCAAGCTCGATCGCTTAATCATCTTAATCAGCTCGCCTCTAGCCACCACCGCGCAAAATAAGATCTGTTTTTTGATATAAGCGGTGTTCATCGCTTTCAATAAGAGTTCGTCGCTCGTGGTTTCTGTGATCGCTTCTAAAACGATCGGATCTAAGTTCAAGTGATCTAAACTTTGTTTTAAAACTTCTTTCACTTCTTCTTTTTTCGTGTCCAAAAACAAATCCATGTTTTTTTCGGTCAGCTTGTCGCCTAGAATTTCTTTTATTTCTTTTTCTTCTAAGTCCTTCGTGATCTTTCTTTTCATCCAGGATTGGCGTGTCTTAATGTATCTTAAATAGTTCTCATTCATCTTATATTTTTTCGCTAGTTCTCTTATACTCATTCCTAGCGTTTCATACATCGCTCTTATTTCATTGAAAATTTTCCTACTCGTCCATTCGCCTTGATTAGCCCACTTGTTAAGCGTTTGTCGGCTTATGTTGAATTTAGCGGCGATCTCGCCTTGAGTGGCCAAAGTGTCCTCATAAGCTTCCCTAACCGCTCGCTTTAAATCTATTAGTGAAAGGGTTTCGTTATTTTCTTTTTTTTCTTCTTCCATTATTGGCTTTCATTCCTTAAGCTTTTGTATTTTTTGAGATCGATTTTCCCGCTTGTTTCGTTAATATAGTCGGCTTTGTCTTGGTATTCTTTGATTTTCGCCAACATTAAAGGAGAAACGTTACCGCCCAAACTCTCTAACATTTGCATGTTTTTCTTCAAGGAGTTCAATAGCACTTCTTGCGTTTGTGAAATCCTTGCGGTGTTTTCTTCCTTGCTCCTTGCTCCGAATGCGGTCATCGCTTTGGCTTCATCTCTTGTTTTCTGCGTTACTTGCCCGCCTTGCGCTTGTGTTTTGGCCACTCTGTTGGAGTAGCTAATAATAGCGTTGTCGGTCTTTGCTAAATCGTAATCAACGCCTTTTAACCCTCTTGTCTTGTGGTTGATCCACAGCTTAATCTGATTGATTAGCCCGCTGTGTTCTTGCGCTTTTTGGATGAGATCATTTCCTAAATCAAGCGCCTTAATATCATCAAAAATATCCTGTGTGGCTTTGTTAATGCTCGCTAACCTGGTTTTATTTTCGGTTTTTAGGTTTAGGTTTCCGTTTAGATTGACACTTAAATCCATTCCTAAAAACTTTTTAGCCATGTAGTAGTCAAACGCCGTGATGCTTCTATTTTTGATCTTGTTATCCAAATAAGCGATCCCAGTAGAGAGATAAGACGGCTCAGCTTCTAAATCTTTCACGCTTTGATTAGCTAAATTTTCTAAATTTTGATTAGTTTCTAACTTTTCTAATCTTTGATTATTCTCGCTTTCGTTCGCTTTTTGTTGGGATTGTTTGAGCGGTTGGTATAGGCTTTTTAGCTGTTCTTCAAAAATTTCGCTTTGTGTTTTTTCGTTTGTCATTCTCTTGTCCTTTCTTTTAGATCACTTTGAAAATGTTTTTTTTAAACGCTTCATTGTCTAGCTTGCCTTCTTGTATCAATTCCTTACGCTTCAAATTATAAGCGATCTCGTTTTCTATTTTTAATTCATTGTTTAAATTTTCGGCTTCCAGCATTAAAGCATCTTGCATTAATTTCACCTTGTTTGCTTCTTGCGTTACCTGCAAGTAACTTAATGCTTTTAACTCCGCTAATTTTAGCGATTTGAGTTGCACGGCTTCGTTCAAAGCGTTATCAATGGTTTCTTTAATAAAATTCTTTAAAAATTCGCTCTCAAGCTCTTTTAAAAACATTTCTTTCAAATTCTCGTTAATCACGCTAAAAAACGCTTTCGGTTGCGCGCTCAAAAAACTAAAATCTAAATTCTTGATCACGCTTTCCGTGATATAGTTCAATTGGGTTTCTAAAATCCCTAAAATCTTGCTCGTTAAGGCGTTTATCGTTTCGTTCTTGGTTTCGGTTATGATTTCGTTTTTAGCCTGTTGTAGCGTGTTTTGTAGCTCTCTATCTTGTAGAATATCTGTGAATGTGGTTTTAATTTCGGTTTTTAATTCTTGCTTTAAGTCGTTTGTGATCGCTTGCTTGTCAAATTGGCTTAATAATTCGTTGTGTATTTCTTTAGTCAAGGCTTCTTTATTGACTAATTCACTAACATTCTTTTTTACAATTAAAGGCATTTCCACTAATTCGCCGTTTAGATAGCCTTTAAAAGTGTTTTTCAAGCTTTCTAAATTTTCATTAGCCTTTTCTTTGACTAACTCGCTTAATTCGTTTCTCGCTAACGCTAGCACTTCATTATTTTTTTGTTTGAGCGTTTCGCTTTCGGTGATGAGTTCTTGGATCTTGTTGTAGAGCTTCATTTTTTAAACTCCTTGCTATTTAGCAAGCATTCTATAAAAAACTTAAAAAACTTTTAAGGGTTATTTTTTTTAAAGGCGTTAATCAACACTTCAAGGCTTTCTAACTTCGCCTCGCATGTGTGGTCTTTGATAACGATTTTGTGGTATTTGTCCTTAGTTTTAGTTATTTCTAAAAGCTTGTTAGCCTTGTATTTTTGGCTTTCTAATTCCATTTTTTGGATAACTTCGTTTTGTTTGATCAAACGCGCTTCGTTAAGGCTTAGCCTTTCGTTCGCTAACGCTAATTTAGTCTTTAGATTAGCGCTAAAAACTAACAAAATAACGATGATGATATAAGGCATAATCCCCCTAAAAGCCCTAAAAATCAAGCCATAAGGCATTACCTAAAATCTAAACATAGGATTAGCATAAATTGCCTTAAACTCTTCCTTGCTTATCGTGTTAGTCTTGCCTTGCGTGTTGTTGGCGTTTGATCTTGGCGTGGTTGGCGTTTTCATAGCGTTATTATTATCCACGCTCACGCTCGCTTTAGCGCTTGGTTTTGCTTTCATTAGCCAGTCTTGCTGCTGTTTATTAAACCGGTTTTCTTGCGCTAAAGATTGTATGTTAAGATCGTTCAGGCGTTTTTTTGCTTGTGCATTTCTTCGTTCATGGCTTGTTGCCTTTTAGCAAAATCCATGCTTTGTTCGGCTTGTCTTTTTTGCAAGTCAAAGGCTTCGGCTTGTTTCTTATCATTAGCTAAATCCCGCATTCTTTGATACTTCAGGGCTTCTTCTCTTATCTTAGCGTTATCAAAAAGGCTTCCTGCGTTCGCTATCGTGTTCGCAAAATTGCCCATGCTTTCATTAAGCAACAAATTAGCGTATCGTTGGTTATTCAACGCTTGATTAAAACTATCTAGTCCGCCTCTGCCTGCGGTGATGCTTTCAAAATATGCCATTAGTTGGTCCTTTCTTTAAGTTTGTTCGCTATCACGCTAATAGTGATACTTTTAGATAAACTGGTTTTAGCGTTGCTCGCTTTAAAGGTGATCGTGTGCTTTCCTACCTTATCGCTTCTAAACAAAAACACGCTGCCGCTCGCTAGTTGTTCGTTAGCTTCGTTATAAAAGCCTTCGCTAGCGTTCGCTAAAGTGCTAAAGCCCCATAATCTTATCGGCGCGTCTTTCAACACTTCTAATTTATCGCTAAAAACCTGTATGGAATTAACTTCGCTCTGTTGGTTCAACTTCTCTAATTCCTTACCTAACTCGTTTAATAGCGTTTTGAGTTCGTTCGTTTGTTCTTTTTCTTGCACGCTCACGCTCCCATTGTTTAAGGTGATTTGATTGTATTCACTGCCGATCTGGCTGATGATTTTAAACGCTGCTTCAAAATTTGACGGCGTGATCCCATTAGCCGCGTTCGCTTGCACTTGCAACAAGCTCACTAAAGCGTTCGCGCGGTTGATCATGGCGTTATCTTTTAAGCTTTTTAGCATCGCTTGGCATTGGATTAGCTTGTTTAGGGTGTCCGCTTTCGCGCTTTGCAAGTTCGCTTGCATCCCTAAAAAGTCTATTTGCATTTTAGCCCTTAACTGTTCGCTTTGCAAATCTTGCGCTTGCTCGTTTAAAGCTAACTGCTCGCTTTGCAAGGCTGCTTGCATGCTCGTGGTGTTAAGTTCTTTGTTGTTGAAATTTTGTTTCTGTAAGGCTTCTTTGAATAATACAAAATTCCTTATAAATCGGGTTGTATCCATTCCTTAAGCCTTATCGATCACTTTGAACAAAAATTGATTAACGCCCTTGTCTTTGACTAAATCAAAAAACTTTTTTACCGCTTCGCTGCTTTTATAAATCATCTCTTCATCGTGTTGCATCCCTAACAAAACACACCCTAAAGTATCATGCGCGCTGTTTCCTACATGGATCAAAATTTTTCGGTTTTTGAAATCCTTGTTATTGGGATCGACTAACTGTAACACTTCATGGCGTTTGTTATCGCATTTTTTGTTTTGGTATTCTTTAGGCACCGTGCAACTCGTATCGCTCCATGCCAACTCGTAATCTCTCGCTACGATCGGTTTATCTAAATTCGGCGTGTCTGTGGGTTCTCCGCTGTTTTCTAAGGAAAAACAACTAAAGAGCGTGTCTTTTTTTTCATAGTGTTTCACGATCTCTTTATCGCTTAAGCCTTGATCGTGCGTGCTTTCAAACACTCTAAAGATCCCTAACATGCCGCTTTCTTTCTTGTCTTTCCTCACTAAAGGCTTTAAATCGTGTTTTCTTTCTAATAAAACTAAATACATTAACTTCCTTTGTTTCTTGGTATTTAAGCCAAAGTTAGGCGTGGTTTTAAGGGTTATGCTTGGTGCAAAACTTTAGATCGTTTTCCAGAGTTTCAGTATAAATCAATAACGCTCGCAAATATTCTAACGATTCTAAATGTTCGCTTGGGCGTGTGGGTATTTCAATATCGCATTTAATTGGGATTTTCACCTCGTGATAGATTGCCTTTTTAGCGCATGCGCTAAAGATTGCGCTAACACCAAACGCTAAAAATAAAAGCTTCATTCTAAAATTTCATAAACTAACGCTTTAGAATGCTTATAAAACACCCAGTCGTTATTATATGCTGTCGGTAGGCTGTGCGTGGTTTGGTTAGCAAAACGTGCATTATTTAAAAATTCTACTCTAAACCCTTCCGTGTTAGAGGTATAATTCACATTCACCCATAAATCTTTATGCTTTCGTGCGAATAACGCTATTTTATAGTCGGCTTCCTCGCTTGGCGTTTTGAACACACTATCCACTAAATAAACGCTTATGATTTTATTATGTATCAAATTAACGGCTTTATTTTGATAAAAGCTATTGGGGATCGGATACACCTTATTGTTCGCTTTCAAGCATAACACCATTTCGCCCATGCTTTCGCTATAAATCCCATTCGTGTCTAATTCATAAGGCATGCTAAATTGCACGATATAGCTTTTATTATTTTTTAGCGTCATGCTAGAAAATTCAAACAATTCCCTAAATTCATCGCTTTCGTTTTTGAAAAAACTTTGACGCCCATAAACATAAATCCCTACAAACCTCATATTAACGCCTTGCATTCTTGGCGCATTTAATAAGTTTTGCGCATCTGTTTTTAACTTTTCTAATTCCAACGCTAGAGTGTTTTTAGTGTTAGTGAGTTCGGTTATAAGGTTCGTTTTGAGCGTTTTGCTTAAAGTATTAATCCTTAGTACTTCCACATTCAAGCGCACTTCTAATTCTTGTTTTTTAGCTTCTGTTTCATTCACTAAAGCGTCAATTTTAGCCTTTAGTTCCTGTTCGCTGCTTTCATGGCCCGCTAACTTGCTTTTGATCGTTGCAATGATTTCTTCAATTGTAATATCGTGTTCGTTAAAGTTATTTAAAATCTCTAACTGGTTTAAAACCTTTGAGATCTGATAAATCCCCTCTAAACTACTATAAACCTGCTCTTTGAAATTGCCGTTATTCAAGGCATTTTCTAAAAAATTTAAATCCATATCACAACCTCTTTTTTAGACTATCTAAAGCTAAAGCGCTCACGCTCTCCGCTCCTAAATACCCCATGCCTCCACTAATCGCTACGCAAAAGCTTTGAGGCAATTGAAAAAAATAATCCGTGGTTTCATAGCTTATCCATGTGATTAGCATGCTACTTCCCACGCCTTGAATAAAATAAATCACTTTCTCCGTCCTGTTTTTGAATTCCTCGCTCCTTATACTTCTAAACACATACAAAACGCCCACAATCAAGCCGATGAGTCCCACTAAAATATACGGCATTAATTTAGAGATTTCAAACGCTAAGATTAAAGAATGTTGCATCACCTAGTCTTATTCTTGAATATTTTGATTTCAGGCTTTTCTAACTGCATGCCTTCTAAATGCTCGTTCAATAGTTCGGTGATCGTTTCTAACGCTTCTAAATTTTGCTTAACTTCCCTTTCAAGTTTTTCGGTTTTGTTCATGTCTTCAATGATCAAAACAAGTTCAAAAATACTCAAAACACAAAACAAAAACAGCAATCCGGGAATAATTTTAATGACTTTTTCTTGCATGCGTTATCCTTCCTACGCTAAAGAGTTCAGGTATAAAAGTTCTGCTTGTTCTAAAAAATCACCATCGCTTTGTTTCTTGTTTTTGACTTTAGCAATGAAATCCCTATAACCTCTATTCTTCAAAAGCCTTTCATTGTTTCTTTTTTTAAACGCTAAACGCCTTTTTTTAATGTTGCTAATGTTTTTAATGTTTTTAAAATGTTTAATATTATTTATATTTTTCATTTCTTAACCTTTCATTTTTCTTATTTAATCACAATCAAGCGCGTTTTTTAAGGGTTATATTTCGCTAAATCCTCCATGTCGGTTTAGCGTATCGTCTGGCGTTATAGGTTTCTTTGATTTCTCGTCTTAAAGGCGCTTTCACGCTCTCATGCGTTATCGCGCTCGCTAAAGCGTCTATGCAATCGTCTTTTTTAAACGGCTTATCTGGGTTGAAACTAAAAAGCTCTTTTTCTATCTGTTCGGTGTTGTTAGCTGAATGGCTAAACGCTAAAAAGCCCGTATTGTAAAAAGGCCTTATCGCTTTGATCTTATCCACTTTAGAAATCTTCCTACTTGGCGTGTAGCAAATAATTTCATCGTTTAATAGTTCCCTATTATTTTCTTTGGCTTGTTGGTTGTGTCTGGCTAATGCGACTAAAAGCAAACGATACAACACTAAACCTCCGCCGTCGCTCTCAATGTAGGTTTTAGCGTCCTTGTATTTTTCTTTGTGCGCTAGAATGTGTTTAATCGTATCTTCTTCGCTCCAAATCCCAAAAGAACAATCTAAGACGATATACCTAACGCTTTCATTGTAATTTTCCACGCCCACGACGACTACCGCTCTGTTATCGGCGTTTTGGCTCAAGCTTAAAGCGTTATCTACAAAAATATAAGTATTCATCTCTCCTAATTCGTGCGTGAAAACTTTCTTTAGATACTCTGGATCAAAATACCCACCACTGCTAACGATCGGATCTTGCTGGTATTGCGCGCTAAACTCATCGTTACCCATTTGCAACCTTAAGGCTTCTAATTGTTCCTTATTGTGTTTGGCTTCAAATAACGGCGTATCCTTTTCTCTAGTGTGTTCAAAATCCTTTATTTTGTAAAATTCTTTGTTATCGTTCAACGCTTTAAGCTGTATGATTTTCCACTTTTTGATCGTTTCTGCGTCAAACTCCCGCTCGCTTTGTAAAAAACCGCATAGATCATTACTGCCTAAGCGTTGCATTAAAATTGTAATGTTAGAGTTAGTGTCTTGCAAGCGTGATATAACGCTCTCTTTGAAATTCATATTAACGTTATTCACTTCTTTTTTAGAGTTCATGTCGCTCACTTTAATAGGATCATCGATCAGTATCTGGTTAGCGTGAAACCCGGTAAGCGCGCTTTTTAGCGTGGTAACAAACAAACCTCCGCCCTCTCGTAAAATAAACTCCCTTGAGTTGTTTTGCAAAAATTCTAAAGGCTCATCAAAAAAAATGCTTTTGAAAAAAAAGCTATCCATTAAATCCCTTATTTGGTTGGCGATCTTTCTGCATAACTCATCGCTATAAGAAATGTAAAAGATTTTCTTCGTTCGGTCTTTCCCTAAACTCCACGCTATAAAGCATCTTGCAATAATCTCAGTTTTGCCATAGCTTGGAGGCATGTTCAAAATCAAGCGCCTTATTAGTTCGTCTTTTTGGCATGTGTTCGGTTGCGTGCATTCTAAAATCTTGCATAAATATTTGATGTGCCAGTTATCCAAAAACGGCTTATTTTCGTATCGCTCCCACTTCAAACGCAAGAAGGAATAAAAATCACGCCTCGCTAATTCCCTTAACGCTAATTCTTTTAAGGCGCTTTGCTTATCCATTCACACACGCTCCCAAAGAAAAACAAACCGCTACCATAAAGCTAATCCCTAACGCTAAAACTAAAACGCTTATCCCTAACATTTCTAAAATCTTGTTTAGCATTTTCTAGCCTTTCAATAGTCTAAATTCTGCGCGCTCGGGTATTTGCGCCATGTCGTTTTATCGCTCGTTTTTAGCTTCTTTTTTGGCTTGTTTGCGCTCGTTTCGGTGTTATTATCGTTATTAGCGTTTTCTTGTTGCATTTCGCTAATCGCTACCGCTTGGTTAATTTTCTCGCTTTCGTTCGTGGTTTGACTTAACGCTCCCTGTTCGGTGTATTTGTGCGCTTTAGCTTGTAATTCCAAAATCTCAGCTTGTAGTTTTTGGATTTGCAAGGCTTGGATTTGCTCGTTATAAGGCGCATTCGCTTGGGCGTTTTGCTCTTGTAAGGCGTTAGCGTTTTCTATCGCTTCTAAAACGTCGTTAGTGATCGGGCTGTCCATGTCGTTTAGCATCAATGGCACTAAATTAGGCACTAGATCCGGTCTTATGGGCGCTAAAATCTTTAAGAGTTCGTTCCAGTTATACCATTTTTCGTCTCGGCTTTCGGTCTTTAATTGGGATTTCAAAATCAAATCAAATTTAAGCGGTCGTATCTTGTTATCGTCGCTAGAATTGATTTTAAAATACCGATCGCCTACTTTCCTATCTACGATCTTAAAAACCTGTTCTTTGGTGAAATACTCACAAATAAAGCTAACCGCTAGCTTAAAAATCAAGCGATCCATTTCATCCGTCGCTTTCAAAAAGGTTTGCAATCCCATTAAACCGCTTTCTTTCCTTTGCGCGATCGCAACCCCACTCTGTCTATTGACTGCCATGCCTAAGCTTTCATCATTTAGCCCCGCTAATAGCCTTAATAGTTGGCGTTTCTGTTCGGCTTTTTGGCTTAAAGCGTTCAAGTCCGCTTGATTGTTCATGAATTGGATTTTATGGTCTTTTAATGCGTTCGGGCGAACTTTAGCGATCGCGTTGTCTAAGCTCATGGTTTCTACAAATTCCGCTACATCCACTACAGCGTCCTCTTCAAACATCGCTTTGAAGCTTCCCATCATGTTACCCATGCGGTTTTCGGCGTAGTTAATGAAATCTTGCATGGGCTTAATGTCTCTAAACAAGCCGTAGTAATTGTTCAATTCGTCCGTGTATAGCTTGGAGACGATAAAAGGGCATGCACCGTTCTTAAAGGGTTTTAGCTCGCTTTTATAAATCCCAGCGCTTCGGCTCCATAAATACCTATTCCACTCAAAGCTTTGCGAATTTTGGTTATATTCCTTATACCAGCTTTCAATCACGCTCGCTATCCTTTCGTGATTCACATTGGAATAATTCACCATCACGCTATCGCCAAACAATAATAAAGCTTCTTGCTCCGTGATTTCTAGCATCTTATGAAAACGCCTTGCGTCTAAGGCGTTCCTATCCGTAGAAAAATAATCAATCACAAAGCTTTCAGGCTTCAAAGCTTTAATATCAATTTCTACATTTTTTTCCTTATCTTCATTTACCCACAATTGGATCACCCCTAAGCCGCCGATCAAAAGGTTCTTATCTCGTTCTATCATCGCTTTGTCGTAGTTTTCTTGTTGGATAAAGACCTGTAAAAGGCTATTGAGTAAATCGCTTAAGGCTCTGTCTTCTTCTTGTTTAGGGCTTAATCGTATCTCGCTAATGCTCTCTATCTTGTAACCTAAAATCTTATTCACGATCACTTTAAACATGTTTTCTACGATCGGCGTTTGCCCTCGATCTAAAATGATGTTTAGCACGTCTTGCGGGAGTTGGTTGCCGTTGTAGTATTTCTTGGCTTCTAAAAATTCAGCGTTAGCGATTAAAGCCTTTTGATAGTCGTTAGAAAAATCGTTCTGTAAGGTTGTGAAGTCCATTGAGTTGCCTTGTTCTTTTTACTTATTTAAGCCAAATCAAGGCGTGGTTTTAAGGGTTAGGTTTGGCTCTAAAACCTTGTCATAATATCAGCGTTGTTTTTAGCGATGTTATCGATCGCTTCTCTGTTATTTAGGCGTTCCTGTTCTCTGGCGTTATAGCGTTGTTTTTCTAATTCAAACTGCTCTTTTGCCATTCTAGCGCTTTCTTTAGCGTTCTTGTTCTGCTCGCTAAAGTTGATCGCTCCCACGATCAAGCTCCCTAACCCGCCGATCGCTCCTCCTAACATCCCTAAACCCCCATAACCTCCCACGTTCTCCATGAAGTTAGAAAATTTAGAAGCTTTAGGCGTTTCTACGGGCTTATAACGATTCACAAAATCGCTATAACTCGTTTTAGAATAATTCAACAAGCCGAAGTTTTTCGGCATGCTCTCTCGTGTTAGCGTGGGCGTGTTGTTAGCGTTTTCAGGTTTGAAGTAGTTCGGATCGTTTAAAGGGTTCTTAAAAAACATTTTTAACCTTTCTTAAAGTTTCTAACATTTCAAAACATTTTTAAACATTTCAAAACATTTTTAAACATTTCAAAAATGCTTAAATTATTTAATACTCTACTTCAATCACGCTAGGCAAAAAGTATAACACTCTCAAAACGCCTTTAACGTCGTTCCCGTTAGCGTTTTTGACTTCCGCTACTACGACCTTATTACTCGTAGCCGTGTAGTCTTTAGCGCTCGTGGCGTTCTTATTGGTTTGCGTGTTTTCTAAAGTCAAAAAATAGTTTTTGTTGGTTTCATCTTTGAATCCCACGCTCACCGTTCCAGCCGTAGGAGAGCCTACCACTTCCAAACTCACCTTAACGACTTCCGCGCCTGTTGGTAAAGCCACTAAATCATAAACGCCGTTCTTGTATTCAAATTCCGCTTTTGCTAGATAGCTAACACTGTGAACTTTTTGTTTCATTGTTTTTTTTCCTTTCTTATTCCATGTTAGAGACTAAACCGATCACGGCAAAATCTTGGTTATCATAAGGCGTTATCACTCCGTCCGTGCTTTGATACTTGGCTTTAGACACGCCCAAAAGACAATCCACGCCGACTAAAGACTTCCTGCCCGCATCCACGGTTTCGTCAATGTAAAACCTTGTTTCTTTAGATCCCGCTAATAACACCGCGCTAGCGCCGATCAAGCAACCGATCGAGATCTCTTTGGTGGGTTTGGTTTTGATGAGTTCTTTGAGTTGGTTCGGCGTTAGAATATTGCTAACATTGGCTTTATTTACGTAGCGTGAAAAATCGCTATCGCTCACGGTAGAATTAGGCATGCCCACATTAAGCTTATTCCACACGCCCGCATCAATCACCGGGCAATTGTCAATCACGCCCAAAAGCCCGCTATACAGCATGCCTTTATCTTCACCGGCGAAGGCATAAAGCTTGCGTAATTCTTTAAATTCGCTATCAGCTTTTAATTGGTTGGCTTGATAGCTATCCAAAAAGATAATGTAGCTAGTGTTTTGCACGATCACATTACCCACGCTTTGCATGCTCGCTCTAACGGGTTTAATCGGGAAGGCTTTAGCGTTGTTTTCTTTTAAGCCATTTCTAGCGTGAAAAATCGCTTTTCTAATCGTGGCTACATTCATCGTCTGGTTGTAAACGTAATTAGTGAAATCGTTAGTCAAGCTCGCAACGATCCTTTTATCTCGTTCTTCGTTCATCCATGTGGTCAAGCTATCCACGCTTTCCTTAATGAAATCAATGCGTTCTAACTCACTGTAAGCTTTGATTTTAGATCTTAAGGAATTACCAAAAGCGTCCGGATAGATCGTCTGGCTTAAGATTTCTAAATTGTCATAATTCGCTTCAAAATCCGTGTTACCGCTCACACCGCTACCGGTTAATTGCGCTTTAATGCGTGGGCGGAATGGTTGTTGGTTAGCCACGCTAAAAAGTCTAACCCCACGATCCGCGCCTGTGCCCGTGATGCTAAAAAATGGGCTTTTTACCCAGCTTGCGTTTTGGATTTCCCTACCGACTTCTATTCCTAAATTAGGGTTATTAGAAATGTTGTTGAAATTGATGTTATTGAGTTTTTCTAACATGATTAATCCTTAGTATCTTGTCATGATGTTTTCATTGTTAGCGTATCCTACACCGCTAACGCCGTTACCTAACGCTTCTTTAGGGAGGTTGTTTTTTTCTTCTTCTTTCTGTCCTTCTTCAGGCTTAGAATTAAGCGCGTTGAAATAATCTAAAACCGCTTCAAAAAACGCCTCGCCTTCTAACTTGTCAATTTGCTTTTTAATGCGGTTAGGGATTTCTTCGTTATAAAACTCTAAAAGTTCGTTCAAGTCAATTTCCGGGTGTTTTTTTAGAAACGCTTCTTTGTCTTTTTCAATTTCTTCGTTTTCTCTGTCTCTTTGGATTTCATCGCTTAGATCCATCGCTCTGCCCACTTTATCCGTTAGCTTTTCTCTTAGATAGTTGTTTTGTTCCGTGAAAACAAACCGGTAAAACTCGGGCTTATTGCTAAAAAACAAATCTTCCACCTTCTCGCTCGTCTTATCCACCATGTGCTTAATGAAATCCTGCTCCAAACTCGCTTCCGCTTGCGCGATCTCACGCTTTAAGGTTTCAAGCTCAATTTCTTTTTCTTTGATGCCCATGCTTATCCTTTCTTATTTGATGATCAAACTTTAACAAAAAGATAGAATGATTTTAAGGGTTAGATTTTCTAAAATTTTATAACCCTATTTTTGTTTCTTTCTTTTTGATAACATTCTCTCGCTATTAGGATTTTTCTGTCGTTCCTAATAGCGGTTTCTTTTCTGATTTTAGTTTGAATGCGGTTAGCATTTGAAATACTTCTTATCCTCTTGAATGGGCTTGGTTCAAGAGGGATTCTCCTAAACTCTCACAACCTTGCTAAAATGGATATTTTTAGAATATATCAGGCTTAAATAGTTCGTTAGGTTGTCTTTGGCTAGTTTCAATAATTGCTTATAGTTCGCTAAAACGCTAAAATGGGATTCATCGTTAGGGATTTCTAAAAGGCTACACAAAACGCTATACACCAAAACGTCAAGGCATATTTTAGGCATTTTAATGCTATCTAAAACATTATTCACCTCTTCATAGGTGTAATACACCACTTCAAGCTCTCCGCTTCTAAACGGCGTAACGCTCAATTTATCGCTCAAAACCAATAATTCTATTTCTCCTGTATCTTTTTCTATGCTGTTGCGGTTTTCTATTTCTTTTTTATCTAATTTCACGCTTTCAATCCCTAAAAGGTTGTTAATCGTCAAAAAGCGTTCTTCTTCGGTTATTAAGGCTCTGGTGATCGTTTTGTTTAATTTGAACTCCAAGCAAATTTTTAAAAGCGCTTGATTGATGTTTTCAATGATCACGCTGTCTAAAATTTCAAAGTTTCCTACTTCGTTATCGTTCAAGCGTTCTCTAACTTTGGCTACCACTTCGCTAACTTCTATCATTTCAAAATCCTTTCTATCAATTGTTTTTCTTTTTCTAAAAAAAACTTTGGCTTGAGATAATAAACGCCTTTAATAATGTTCTTTTCATACACCGCTAAAAAATCCGCTAATAAAGCCTTTTGTGGCTTGTTTTCTGGCTCTTTAGCGTTTAGTAGGTAGTTTTCTATGGTTTCCACTAAAAGCGCGTTAAAATTGAGATTTTTAGGATAATCTCTATAATCCAAATCTCCCACGCCTTCACACACTCCAAAAAAAGCGTTATTGAATTTAAAAAGGTTTTTTTGTGTGAAGGGTAGTTTTAGCTTTTGGTGGGCTTGTATTTCTTGCTTATGTATCAAAACGCCTCTATAATCAAACGCTTCTAAAACACCGCTCACATCAAAAACTACGACTCGCATCATTTCAAGCCTTTCACTTTAGCAAACAATCGCACGGCGTAATAAATCAAAACCGCTTTAAACACTGAAAACGCTTTCACTTCTAGCATGCTTTCTAAAAACAGATCGTCGCATTCTTTTCGGGTGTGGATTAAAAAATCTTGCGGTCTAGGCACTACCCCATTCAAAACGTCGCAAATGTAGTCATGCAAGATCGCGCATTTTAAAGCGCTCCCATAGCGTGGGATCACAAAATTGAAACCCATATTCGTAAATCCATCGCTAGTAAAACCGCTCGGCACGATGAGTTTTTTTGAATGATCTTGCTTCAAATAGTATTCAAACCCTTCAACCAGCCTTAACTTTTTCCCGTCGTTGCTAAACTCAGCCACGATCGGCTCGCTAAACTTCCTCATGTCAAGTATTCTTTAATCACAAATTTTTCTAACGCTTCTAAACTCGTTACCGCTTGTAGCCGTTCTTTTTCTCTGCCGTAAAACAAAATCAGATCGCTTTTGAATTTTAGAGCTTCTTGGGATAATTTCAATAATTGCGCTTTGGTGTGTTTCTTGTAGGTTTTGAAACCTAAAACGCCGTTAGAAATTTCAGCGCACCGAAAAACCGAATCAATGCCCGCTATCACTAAAGCCTGCAAGTTCGCTTGATCTTCTAAAGTCAAATCATACGCATGCAAACTCCCTAAAACCTCGCTTTTAAAGTCTTTTGTGATTTTTTCTTTACAGATTACGTTAATTTTCTCTAGCGTGAGTTCTTTAAGTCTTTCTAAAACCTGTTCTTTAGTCGGCGTTTCTTGATTCTCGCTTAGCATAATGTCAAATGGTTTCACTGGTATTGATTTCATTTTTTACTCCTTGACTTTTTCAAGTTTTTTAAGTATTGTTCTTTCTAGCACCACCATGGGAACTCAACCCATGGCGCACCTTCGCGTTAGCGTCGAGTGAGGTGCTTGAAAATTCTTTATAAACATCATTATTCTTATAACTCCCATTGTTCTTATACATTGTTTTTAAAACTAATTCATTTTTCTTATTGACCGCTTGCTCTACCACTACCGCATAGCCGTTGATTTGCTTGAAAGCGATCAAATTATTGTTATCCGTAAAAATAGCATCCGCATTATCAATAAAGCTTCTATAATTAGCTATAATAAGCCCATTTTGAACACGAATGATTATTTTAATAAGGACAATCAATGAAAGATAGTTTTCTTTTCACTTCCGAATCAGTAACCGAAGGGCATCCTGATAAAATGGCTGATCAAATCAGCGATGCGGTTTTAGATTACATTATTGAGCGGGATCAAAAAGCCAAAGTCGCATGCGAGACTTTAGTTTCTAATGGTTTTTGCATGATCACTGGCGAGCTAAAAACTTCTGTTTATGCCCCGATGCAAGAGATTGCAAGAGAAGTGGTTAAAAAAATTGGCTATACAGACGCCCTTTATGGCTTTGATTACAGGAGCGCGGCGGTTTTAAATGGTATTGGCGAGCAAAGCCCTGATATTAATCAAGGCGTGGATAGAGAAGATGGCGAGATTGGGGCAGGGGATCAAGGGCTTATGTTTGGTTATGCGTGCAAAGAGACTGAAACGCTCATGCCTTTACCCATCCATTTAGCGCACCAGCTCGCTTTCGCTTTGGCTCAAAAAAGAAAAGACAACACCTTGCCTTTTTTAAGGCCTGATGGCAAGTCTCAGGTGAGCGTGCGTTATGAAAACAACAAGCCTGTAAGCGTTGATACGATTGTCATTTCCACCCAACACTCCCCAGAAGTTTCACAAAAGCATTTAAAAGAAGCGGTGATTGAAGAGATTGTCTATAAGGTTTTACCCAAAGAATATTTGCATGACAATATCAAGTTTTTTATAAACCCTACAGGAAAATTCGTTATCGGTGGGCCTCAAGGCGATGCGGGTCTGACAGGTAGAAAAATCATCGTGGATACTTATGGAGGGTTTTGCCCGCATGGAGGAGGAGCGTTTAGCGGGAAAGACCCCAGCAAAGTGGATAGGAGCGCGGCTTATGCGGCCCGCTATGTGGCTAAAAATTTGGTAGCGAGTGGGGTTTGCGATAAAGCGACCGTGCAGCTTGCTTACGCGATTGGGGTGATAGAGCCTGTGTCTATTTATGTGAACACGCATAACACGAGCAAGCATTCAAGCGCGGAGTTGGAAAAATGCGTGAAATCGGTTTTCAAACTCACGCCAAAAGGTATCATTGAAAGCCTGGATTTGTTAAGGCCCATTTATTCGCTCACTTCAGCTTATGGGCATTTTGGGCGCGAGTTAGAGGAATTCACTTGGGAAAAGACTAACAAGGTTGAAGAGATTAAAGCGTTCTTTAAGCGTTAA